TACACAGGTTTCTAAACCTGCATCAAATGTTCCTTATCAGATTTTCCAACAGATAGATAGAGTTGAAAGACAACTTAGAGTTGGTGGAGCATATCCAGTTACTGATGATGCACAATCTCCACTTAGCTTTGCTACAGGTAGAGGTTTAGAAGAACTTGGTGCAAGTATGTCATTAATGATTAGAGAATATCATACCATTATGTCTGATGCTATAGAACAAACAGATGCTAAAAGACTTGAATGGGATAGTGCTATGTATGGTGGTAAATCAAAACAGTTATCAGGATATTCAAATAATAAATTCTTTTCAGAAAAATATGATCCAGAAAAAGATATAGGTTTTAATTACAAGACACGCAGAGTGTATGGTGCTATGGCTGGTTATGATGAACCACAGAAGATAGTTACAGGGTTGCAATTACTTCAAGCAGGTATCATAGACACAGAAACCCTACAAGAAAATATGGATGGGTTAGATAACATAGTTAGAGTCAATGAACGAATAACTAGAGAGAAAGCAGATAAAGTTTTATTTGATACTTTACTTGCACAATCACAAGCAGGAGATCAAAGAGCAACAATGGCTATTGTTGAGATTAGAAAAAATCCTGGTGATGTAGAAAATATTTTAGATAAATTCTTTACTCCTCAAGAACCTCAAATGACAGAGGAAGAAGTATCTTTTGTAGAAGAAGCAGGACCAGGTGGACAATCCTTGCCACCACAAGGACCACCTGGGATTGCACAAATGTTACAAGGAATGGGTGGATAGTGAACATTAATAAAAAATTTGCAGATATTGTACATAACTCTTTATGGGAAGTAGATGAACTTGGTGATGATATATTATTAGAAGAAAATTTAAAAGAACCAACAATATTTACTGACCAACTACCTCCAATGGTGTTTCCATTTGGTTATATGATTATTAGTTCAACATTTGCTTATTATGATGAGGATGAAGATGGCAACGAGGAGTAATTCAAATAAAGGTGTAAGTCCAAATTCAACTAATGGTTCTTCTTATTCAACAGGTAGAAATCCTGGTGGTATGGTTAAAGGTTTAGCTAAAGGTGTTACTTATGGAGAGGGAGAAAAATTAAAACAACAAGCTAACCTTTTTGGTATGCCAAATGCTCCTTCACCAAATGTTCAAAATACTAAAAGACCTTCACCTAACATAGATGTTTTTTCTGAAACAGAGTTTGTAAATGAACCTGTTACATCAGGATTACCTTTTGGTCCTGGTTCTAATGGTCCAGAGAATAGCCAAACTGCAGGTGTAAAAATGGTTAAAGAATTTATATACGATAGTTGGTTAGCAACTGGAGATGATAGTTTACTTGAGTATTTGTAATGGCAACATCAAAATACGATATTCCTGTTTTTGATAGAGCATCTAGTTCAGTTACAGAAGAACAAGCACAATTATTAAGTCAGATTAATCAATCTACTGCTAATGTTCCTGCTCCAGTTATGGTTGAAGCAACAAAAAAAAATGTTAATTCAGATTTTTTAAATCAATTTACAGATTTTTTTAGTAAAGCAGTTGGTGCTCCATATAAAAGATTAAAAGAATCTTTAATATATAATCCATTAAACATTAATCCAGATACAGCTAATTTGGGAGAACTTGCAATTAAAGGAACTTTTTTTGGTGTCAGACAATTATGGGAACAAACTTTTCCAAAAATGGGTAGGAATCTTTCTGCTATGCAATCAGATGATATAAAAGATGCTTTAGACAAAGCAAATGTTTCTCCTTATCAAGTATGGAAAAATTTAAAAGAAAGAGGAGAAGTTATTGATTTAGGTTCAGCATTATTTGGAGATACAAATCCTGAAAAAACAGAAAAGTATAAAGAATTAATAGATAAAGGAGTTGATCCTCTAAAAGCAAGAGATATTGTTTTATCTGAAATGGGTGTGAATATTTGGTCAGTTATTGAAGAAGAAACAAGAAAAGTTAAATTACCAGAAGATACTGCTAAAGCATTAGAAGCTAGAGGTGAAAGTGGGCATTCAACATTTGGTCGTGCTGTGTGGCAACCATTTCATTTTATTGCAGGTCCAGAAGATAAAGCATACGATTACTACACAGGAACAATAGATTTAATTGCTAATTTATTTGATCCAACATTTGTATTAGGTAAAGCAGTTAAAGGTGTAAAGTCTGCTAGAGGTATGTTAGCTTTAAGTCCAGAAGCTGCAAAAAGTTTAGGATTAAGTCAAGGTATAGTTAGAAAAGTATTTAGTACAAAAACAGCTGACCAAGTAATAAAATCTAAAATGGGTGATAAGGTAGCAGATTTTCTTTATACAAATAGAAATAATCCAGCAGATATTCTTAAATATTCAAACTTTAAATTTGTAAACAAATACAAAATTGCAGATGAGCAGTTAGCAGATGATTTTGCACAGTTTACAACAAGATTATCAGATTTAGGAGAAATGGATATAAAAGCAGGTCGCCAAGCTGTTAAAGATTTATTGTTAGAAAATATTGATTACAAAGGTGTAACTAGACAACCAAACTTAAGAGTTTTAGCTACTGCAACAGAAGGGTTAGTTCCTAAAATACAAAAAAATACTGGGTGGA